CGCATCTACAAGCTGGTCTAGACTTGAAGTTGATATCGAGCACTCCCTAACTCCTGTCGGTAAGCTGCAGCAAAACTTCCTAACCAATAGGTATGTAGTGGTTACAAAAGAGTTGCAAGAGTTATTTCAGGGATCAGGCTTTACCTGGAACAATGTTAGTATGGTTAAGATCTACGCCTCAGTATTAGACTCAAGCAACGATCCAACAGACAAGTTCTATGTAGCGCTAGATGCTATCAGACTGGAAAACGTAACATCTCTAAATCCACTATATGGCCTAACTGGATACACTGTAATAAGGAACGTTCAGTCTAGAACAATTGTAAAGCTTTCAAACACTACAAACCTTGTAGAGTTTAGGTTTGCTCTGGGGGTTGGAGTGTCCTAATGGCCGCTACTAAAAAAGTAACTATTCCAGTAAAAGATTTGCCAGCCATGCTTCCAAGTGGAAAGCATCTGGTCAGATATAGAGTCGTTTCAGAAGACAAGAACAGAGTCTCTGCCTGGTCTCCAATTTACAGCATAGGTATCCCTGCAATAACAAAGGCCATAGAGTCAATAGCAACCACTGGAACCGTAGTGACCTATACAACAGAAATTCCACACAAGTTTTCTGTAGGCGACATAGTCAGCATCGCTGATACGGACCCATCAGAATATTCTCACAATAGCGTAACAGTTATTGCTCCAGTTACCAGCCTAACCTTTTCTATTGCCAGTACAGATACTGAAACATATGTCGGTTACGGAAGGGTAAATTCTGGGGCAGAGATAAGAAAGTCACTATCTGTATCTGGAAAGACAGCAACCCTATCCTGGACACTCCCAGACACAATAGATAATAAGTCTCTAGATGTCTACATCAGCACTGATGTGAATGCTCATCCAGCAGATAGCACTTTTAGATACTATAAGACGGTCACAGAGGGATCTTGCACATACATCGCATCTGCGTCAGAGTCAAAGATTAAGTTTTTGGTTCAGGCATCGACTTACCCACAAGAAGTTTCTGAAGTCGCAAAGATATTCTACTCTGCACAATCCGACATCTAATGCTATAATAGTACTACTATGTCAAAAATACCTACTCCAGATAGAGGACAGCCTCTAGACGTCTCATATATTTATCAGCTTGCTGAGGCAATTAATGAGCTTGCAGCAACAACTAGCTCTGCTACCTACAAGTACGCAGCCATTGACACATCTAACGGAGTTCAGAACTCTTTGATTACAGAGACAAAGATTGTTGCTGGAGAAAAGGTTATTTACCAGACAGCCACCACCGTTACGGCAGACACCACTGTCCCATTCTCATACCCATTTAAGGGTGAGTTCAAGTATGCACCTATCGTTACAGCTAGCCCAGTGTTGCTAGAGGGCACGGCATCTGGACAGAACGTAACAGTTACCCTTCAAAGCATTACCACCTCAAGAGTAGATGGAACAATTAGATTCAACACTGCAGGTTCGGTAGCTGTAAAGGTTAACCTAATTGCAGTTGGCGTTCCAGTATAGTAGGAATCATGGCTGATCTTCCTAGACGATTAAGCACAGAAGAGTACAACCTAGCTAAGACTATTAGTGGCAATAAAAAGGTTTGGTTCTTAAATGGAGACCTTGTAAGAGTTCACCACCTAAATAAATCTAACGGTATTATGTCAGTCTATAATATTGTTCAGGACAGAATCGAAAGCTGCCTGATCACAGACTTTAAAAAGAATCGTGAAAGAGCCTACACAGTAGGAGAGACTGCACAGCTAGTCAATAGGCACAAGAAGTACATGCCATCCCTGATGAATCGTGGAGTTATTCCTCGTCCAACTGGATCCCAAAAGGGCGGAGAAACTGGATGGCAGGTAAGAAGTTATTATTCAGAGTCGCAAGTTTATGAGATTCGTGATATACTTGCATCCTATCACATTGGAACACCACGTAAAGATAAGCTAGTCACCAACAATATAACTCCTACGAGACAAGAGTTGACAAGAAGACTTGGAGATGGTATGCTTACATATACGAGAACAGAAGATGGAAGATTTATCCCCATATGGGGAGAATCAATTTAAGAAGAAGGTACGGGTATGACCGAAGTAGTAAATAACATTGTTTCAAATGACACAACAAAGATTAATGTAATGCTAGGCTACACGCTTAACATGGGCAACTTCCAATCACTACGCATTGACGTAGGCATTGAAGATCACAAGCGTGATGGAGAAAACACCAACGAAGCTTTCGAGCGAGTATATTCCTTTGTGGAGCAGAAGCTCACAGAGAAGATTAACGAGAACCAGGAAAAGTAATGGCTGAACGCAAAGACCGAATGGCTTTGCTCAGTCGCTATAGCAAACTACATACTGCTAAGTATGAGGAAAAGCCGCTTTTAAATTTAAACGTAGAGCAATGGGCAGCAGATGCCCTAATCGAATCATATGGAATGCCATATTGCTATGACCTGCTAGAATACTATTTCGAAGCAGCCAACAACCCAGCGTGGAAATACTTTGCCAATTACGCTGATAAAATTATTGACGGCAGAGCAGATTACAAACGAGACTTAGAGGAGAGAGCAGAGCGACGCAAGTTGGCTCAGCAGTGGTTAAATGAATAATACAGAGTCAAAGCTAATTTCGGCGGTACTTCAGGACAAGCAGATCCACGTATTGCTACAGGCAAACGTAGAAACGCTCCTGCGTACTCACAATGATATCTGGCAGTTCATTCGTAACTACTCTGAGAACAATGGCTCTACGCCTCCAGTGAACCTTGTTGTAGACAAGTTCCGTGACTTTCATCCAGTAGATGGCGTTGGTGCAACCAAGCACCACCTAGAAGAGCTACAGGTTGAGTATATGAATGACAGCCTTAAGGACATCATTCGTGTTGCTGCATCTGAGGTGCAGGCTGGTGAAGGCGTAAAGGCTCTGGAAGAGCTAATCCAAAAGACTTCTGCTCTCAAGAAGAACACATCAACTATCCGTGATATCGATGCTACAGATCTAGAGGATGCCGTAGCATACTATGAAAACGTGCAACGCCAGAAAGAGCTTGGCTCACTGGGCATCAAGACAGGCCTCGGCGGATTCGACAACTATCTGCCTGCTGGTATTATGCCAGGACAGCTAGGCGTATTCCTGGCCTATCCAGGTATTGGTAAGTCATGGATGGCACTATACTTTGCGGTACAGGCATGGAAGCAGGGCAAGTCACCACTAGTAATCTCACTTGAAATGAGTGAGACAGAAGTTCGTAACCGTGTATTCACTATCATGGGTGAAGGGCTATGGTCACACCGTAAGCTTAGCGATGGCCAGATCGACATCGACGACCTAAAGCGCTGGCACAAGAAGGACCTTGCTGGTAAGCCAGAGTTCCATATCATCTCTAATGATTCTGGTGGTGAGGTTACTCCATCTGTTATCCGTGGTAAGATTGACCAGTACAAGCCAGACCTAATTATTGTTGACTACCTACAGCTAATGAGCCCAAACCAGAAGTCAGAGAATGAGACTGTTCGTATGAAGAACCTTTCTCGTGAACTAAAGCTTTTGGCAATTGGCGAAGAGATTCCTATCATCGCAATCTCGTCAGCGACTCCAGACGACGTTAACAAATTGGACACCGTTCCTACCCTAGGCCAGACCGCATGGTCCCGTCAGATCGCCTACGACGCTGACTGGGTGCTAGCCTTGGGTCGTGCTACAAACTCCGATGTTATCGAATGCGTGTTCCGAAAGAACCGTAATGGATTTATGGGGGAGTTCATGGTGCAGGCTGACTTCGACAAGGGCTGGTACAAGTACAAGGACTTTGAAGATAAGTAGTATAATTATTCCATGAAAAGCTTTCATCACAAGGCCATTAAGAAATTTGATCTAGATGGCAAGATCCACGATGATAGCATAATTGGAAGATTAAAAATAGAGTACATAAGACTACTTACCTCACAGATGAATCTAGCTGGATATTCAATAAGATTAGATATTGACCCAGACTTTACAATAAGCTATAATGAAGCAACAGAATATTTCGATTTTAAATTGTCAATGTACGGCATATACACAGGAAAGAAACAAGCAGAATGTATACTGGGAATAGACGGAACAAGAGTAATATATACACACCCGAGCAAATCAAGCGCATCCTCACAGGCTCAGGTGTAAATATTGAATCCGAGATCGACTCGGACTATATTATCTTCTGCCCATACCACGGTAACTTCAAGACCCCTGCTGGTGAAGTAGATAAGTTCAATGGAACATTCTTCTGTTTCTCATGCCAGAAGGTTGCAAGCCTAGTAGAATTTGTCATGCACATGTCTGCCAGAACCTATTTCGAGGCTATTCGTTTCATTAAGAGCAAAGAGCAAGAAGGCAACTTTGACCAGGACATCGCAAGAAAGCTGGTAGATAAGCCAACCTTCGTTCAGTATGACCAGGTGCTAATTAAGCGTTTAAACCAGCAAGCATTAGAGTCGCCACGTGCAATGAGATATTATTCTGGCAGACTTATAACTGAGGCATCCGTAAAGAAGTTCCAGCTAGGCTTTTCCGAGAAACAGGACATGGTTACCATTCCAGTTCACTCACCAGATGGCATGGAGATTGGCTTCGTTGGTCGATCAATCGAGGGCAAGGAGTTTAAGAACACTCCAGGCCTACCTAAGAGCAAGACTCTTTTCAATCTTAACCGTGTTAAAACCGCAGACAGAGTTTATGTGGTAGAATCGTCTTTCGATGCTATTCGCCTATCTCAGTGTGGATTTCCAGCGGTAGCGACATTGGGTGCAAACGTATCCAATATCCAAACAGACCTACTACAAAAATACTTCAATAACATTATTGTTATTGCAGACAATGATGAAGCAGGCGGTAACATGAAAGACAAGATCGTAGAACGACTTGGACCACGTGTATCCGTAGTAAAATTAGATAAACAGTATAAAGACATCGGTGATATGTCAGACGAGGCAATCAAGAATCTTGACGAATCATTTGACAAATCAATTGCCAGTATGCTAAACTAATACACCAACAACAAATAAGGAGAAAATAATGAGTATCATTCGAGGGCTAAAAGATATCAGCGCACTAATGGATAAGCCAAAGTACGAAAACACAGGAGCCAAGGTTCGCTGGGTAAAGCTAGCTGACGGCCAGTCAGCAAAGATCCGCTTTGTAGAAGAGCTAGACTCTGACTCAGCAAGCTATTCTGAAGACCGTGGACTATCTGTCGTAATTGCAGAGCACACCAATCCAAAGGACTTCAAGCGCAAGGCAGCATGTACCATCGATTCAGAGGGTCGCTGCTTCGGTTGTGAGATGGCTCGCAAGGAGCCAAAGTCTGGATGGCGTTCACGCCTCCGCTTCTACTGCAACGTTCTAGTAGACGACGGTACCGAAGACCCATACGTAGCCGTATGGTCACAGGGTATCTCAAAGCAGTCAGCATTCAACAACATCCGAGAGTATGCACTAGACACTGGCTCAATCTCAAACCTTGAGTGGAAGCTAAAGCGTAATGGTTTCGGTACAGAGACCAACTACACCCTTCTACCAAGCAAGCCAGATTCAGAACCATTCAACTGGTCAAGCCACGAGTTCTTCAACCTAGAGAAGGTTGTACGAGAGGTTGCTTACGCAGAGCAGGAGAATTTCTACTTCGGCTTTGACACTGGATCATCAGTTACCTCATCTAACACAGACTGGTAATAAAGATAACGTTTGTAGGGGTACTTATATAGTGCCCCTACTTTCGTTTCACCTAGTACTTGACAACTAGTCTTAAACATGTCATACTTTTTATACAAATAAAAAATACATTAAGGAAGTTTATGAATTACGCAGGACTCCACGTACACACTCACTACAGTTTGTTTGATGGAATTGCAACCCCACAGGAATATGTGGACCGTGCAGTAGCGCTGGGAATGCCAGCTATTGCTATCACTGACCATGGATCTCTATCTGGTCACCGTGAAATGTATCGTGCCGCAAAGGAAGCTGGCATCAAGCCAATCCTAGGTATCGAAGGGTACATTACCAAGGACCGCTTCGACCACGAAGACAAGAAGGCAAAGAACGACCCACTTGACCTTAACTATAACCACCTTATTATTCTTGCTAAGAACCAGCAGGGCCTAGAGAACCTTAATAAGCTAAATGAAATTGGCTGGACCGAGGGTTACTACAAGAAGCCACGCATCGACTGGGAAATCTTGGCACAGTACAAGGATGGACTAATCGTAACCTCTGGATGCTTGTCAGGATTCTTGGCTAAGGCAATCGAAGCAGAGAACCTAGCTGTTGCAAAGGAACACATTAAGTGGGCCAAGGACACCTTTGGCGAAGACTACTATGTAGAAGTTATGCCACACAACGGCGCTGAGGTTAATAAGATTCTTATTGATCTTGCCGATGAGTTCGACATTAAGATTATTACCACTCCAGACTGCCACCACTCTGGTCCAGAGCAGAAGGAGATTCAGGAGTTCAAGCTTCTGCTAAACAGCCACGGTAACAAGGTTCAGAAGGAATCTACATTTGCCGAGTCTGCAG